AGAGAAGAAGTTAGTCCTGAAGTTTTACCTCAAGGTATAGCTACTAAAACAACAGAAGGAAAATTCCAGGATAAAACAGTATTTTTATATACTCATATAACTTGGGATTATCCAAAAGATAGATGCAATTGGCATCAAGAGGCATATGGAAAAAGAACAGGTCCAAAAGGTTCAGTACCTATAGATAAATCTCCTTGGATTCCATTGAGGTTATTCCGTGTAGCTCATGAAAGTTACGGACGTTCTTTTTGTGAAGAGATACTGGGCGATTTAAAATCTCTTGAATATTTAAGTAAAGCAATTGTCGAAGGTAGTGCTGCTGCTGCAAAAATAATTTTTCTTTGCAATCCCTCTGGTACAACACGCCCAGATGCTTTAGCTAGAGCCTCGAATGGAAGTATCGTAGCTGGTAATCCAAATGATGTTGCACCACTACAAATGCAAAAACAAGCAGATCTTACAGTTGCATTAAACACAATAGCTCGTATAGAACAAAGACTTAGTTTTGCTTTTTTACTTAATAGTGCTATACAAGCTGGTAATTCAGGTAGAGATAGAGTTACTGCGGAAGAAATAAGAATGGTAGCAAATGAATTGGAATCAGGATTAGGTGGAATATATTCTGTGTTATCTGTAGAACTACAACTACCACTAGTTAAAAGAAAGATGGCTCTTATGGAACGTCAAGGTAGTTTACCAAAGTTACCTAAAAATGTAGTAACACCTCGTATAACTACAGGTTTAGATGCATTAGGTAGAGGTAATGATAAAGCTAAATTAATTGAATTTATAACAACATTAGCTCAAACTATGGGTCCAGAAGGTATGGCTAAATATGTAAACAATAGAGAATTAATTACAAGATTAGCTGCGTCAGATGGTTTAGATACATATAAACTTATTAAGAGTGATGAACAATTAATGGCAGAAGAGCAGCAGCAAGCTATGATGATGCAACAACAGGCTGCTGCACAAGATCCAAATAACGATCCTAGCAAGCAAGCCCAATTACTAAAAGCTGAAAATGACTCAATCAGGACAGACCAAGAAACCAACCAGTAAGGTTGAAACAAAACCAGAAGTTATTGAAGAGCCACCAAAAGGTGCTTCAAAAACTAAATTAGATCTTTTACTTGAAGAACTAAAAGAAAAGAAACCTACTACTTATGAACAGTACAAAAAAGCTATTGAACAGAAAAAACCAGCATGGGTTTATCCTGATCTAACAGTTCGTATAGGTTAATTTTATGGAAACACAATTAGACGGTGCATTAGGTAATCCTACAGAAGCTTATTCAGAAGCTGATAAAGCTATTCTTGAAGGTAAAGATAATCCTGAAAATCAGGAAGAACTTATTGGTGGTAAATTTAAAACTCCTGAAGAGTTGTTAGAAGCTTACCAACAACTTGAAAGAAAATTAGGTGATCGTCCTGTTAATCAGCAAGATGAGGAAACACCTGAAGAACAAGAAGAAACTACAACTACTATTGAAGAACAACCTTTATCTCAACAAGATGAAGATACTTTATTAGAAAGTGTAGGTGGTAAAGAAAATTTAGATGTTGTAGGTGAATGGGCTAGGGATAACTTAGACCAAGAAGAAATTGATAACTACAACAGAGAAGTTAATAGTGGTGATTTTATTAGAGCTAGGAATGCTCTTCAATCATTGGTATATGCTTTTCAATCCGAAGTTGGTACTGAACCTGATTTATTAGGAGGTACTATAAGTAACAACTCAACTGACGTTTATAGATCTACAAATGAAGTTGTAGCTGCTATGGATGACCCACGTTATCTTAGTGATCCAGCTTACACAAAAGATGTAGAAGAAAAACTTAGTAGAAGTAATGTACTAAGCCCTTCTTAGATAAGTATAAAAAACCTTTTTTAAGCTAATATAAGATTAGCTTATGTAAAATTGTTGCCTCTGAGGAGATAACAGCAGTTAGACGTTAGCGTCCGTAAACATCTATCTATTTAATACGATGCCAGATTTTGCATCATTATCCAGATTAGGTGGTATTAATGGCGTTCAATATAACGCTGGATCTGCCTCTGGTAATTTTGAAAAAGAAAATGCAAATTTTCTTAAAATTTTCTCTGGAGAAGTTCTTACTGTTTTTAACAGAGAGACAATCTTCAAAGATTTAACACAAAAACGTACTATATCTTCAGGTAAAAGTGCAAGCTTCCCAATAACAGGACGCTTTTCAAGTCGCTACCATCGCCCAGGTGATTGGATTACAGGTCAAGGTAACAAAGGTCAAATTGGTGAAAAAATAATCACTATTGATGATCTACTTATCGCTGACGCTAGTATATATGATTTAGAAGAAGCCAAGCTACATTGGGATGTTAGAAGCATTTACTCAAGAGAATTAGGAAGAGCACTTTCAAGAGCTTATGATCAGCGTCTTGTGCGTACACTTCTTACAGCTTCTGAATCAGATGGTCGTGTTAACGATTGGGATTCTAAGAGATTCCAGTTAAACAATGGTACTTATGCTTCTGTAAGTACAAACACCATCACTATGTCAGCCAACTTCCAAACTGCTGAGTTATCATACTGGGCTGCTGGAACTGTTGTATATGGTGAAGATTCAGGTGCTTATGGTGTTATAACAACTGCTCCTACAAACGGTGCAGCTACATTTGTTATTAACCCAATTGGAGCTATCGGTACTGGTTCTAATGCAACCTTTACAGTTGGAGAGCGTTTATTTGTTCTTAACAAACTTCCTGGTGGAACTTCTTACACAGGTATCAACCTTAACGGTGCTTCTGACAGAAATGCTAGAGGTGACTTAATCGTTGAAAACTTGATGAAAGCTTGTCAAGCTCTTGATGAAAAAGATGCTCCTAAAGATGGACGTATAGCAGTATTAAGCCCAGGAGCTTATTACGATGTTATATCTTCTGACCGTGCAATTAACACCGACTTTAACGGTGGTGATGGACGTAATGGAACATTTGCTGGTAACTCAGTTGCTCAAGTAGCTGGTTTCCAAATCCGTACTTCTAACCACTTAGGCGTTAACAGCTACACAAGTGGTCAGACATATGCAGGTCTATCTAACCAATCTGCTACAACAAGAGGAGAGCGTCCTAACTATATCAATGGTAAGGATGGTTCTGATGGAACTACTGCTGCTGGTACTAATGATTACTACCAAGATGAGCAAGGAAATAGTTCAAGTGTTGCTAACCTATTCGGACTTTGTTTTACAAAAGAATCTGTAGGTACAGTTGCACTTAAGGACATTTCAATGCAAATGACAGGTGCTGAGTACAAAGCAATGACTCAATCAACCATGATGGTTGCTTCTTATGCAGTTGGACACGGTATACTCCGTCCTGATTGCTGTGTAAGTTTACTTCATGATGGTAACCCATATTAATTAGTTTTAACTAATTCAATTACAATAGGGGGAGACAGTTTGTTTCCCCTTATTTTTTGACATAATGGCAACTACAAAATTAAGTGCAGTTAATACTCTTCTTTCAATTATTGGTGAATCTCCTATTAACTCACTCGTTCCTCCTTTAACAGGAGATGCAAGTTTAGCAGAAAGTGTATTAAATGAAATAAGTACAGAAGTACAAGGAGCTGGTTGGTCATGGAATACAATGACTTACACTAATATTCCATTAGATTCTTCTGGACATTCAACACTTCCAAGTAATACGTTAGCGGTAAGATTTAATCCTCTATCTTATCCATCACAAAGATTTGTACTGCGTGGTTTAAAATTGTTTGATAGAAAGAAAAATACTTATGATTTAAGAGGTAGTTTAGGAGTACATTTAACTGGAAGTGCTAGTGATTTAGTTGCAGAACTTGTAGAGGAGTTAGAATGGGATAATATTCCTGAAACAGGAAAGCGTTACATTATGATTAGAGCTGCAAGAATGTTTGCTAATCGTGCTGTAACATCAAGTAGTATTGAAAGCTACACTAGAGAAGATGAAGAACAAGCGTTACAAACTTTAAAACGTACTGAAGATATGGCACAAAATCACAACTTTATTAGTGGTCCTGATGATATGTATGGAGGTCGAGTACAAACAATGTTCCCTCCTGATATATTAAATCGCTAATGTCTAGAGAACTTTTTAGTCAAATAATAGGACCGCTTAACAAGGGTGTAAATCAACAAGCGGATAGTTTTGTTTTACCTGGATTTGCAAAGGTATTAGAAAATGGTAATTGTGATTTAGTAGAAGGTTTAAAGAAAAGACTAGGAAGTGTACCGTTAAAACGTATAGATACATTAACTAAAAATTCAGGTGGTAATACTTTAGTAGGAACTATTAAATGGGATGAAGCTTGGTATTTTGTATATAACAGGAGTACAACAGAAAGATTTATTTTAATAATTGCTGATGATAGTAGAACTGTTACACGCACAGGTAACACAAGTAATAATTCTGCTGTAATTCAATCAGTAAACAGTATGTCAGATCTTTTTGTAGGATCTATTGTTACTGGAAACGGTATACCTGCAAATACAACAATTGTTGATATTGACGTTTCTGGATCACGATTAACTTTAAGTAACAACGCTACAGCTACAGCAAATGGAGTTAGTTTAACTATTGAATCTAACTACACTTTTGCAACTGGAGTATCTAACGTAGAACCTATATCTGGAATATTACCTACAATTGTTCCAGTAGAACAAACTTTTGCAGGTGTAACAAATACAAATTTAGAATATCTTCGTGGATCAGGTAGAGCAAGAGATAGATTTAGAGCTACTTCATTTCAAGATTTTGTTTTTGTAACTAATATTCAAAAAAATACAACATACGACAGTACAGAAACTTTAACAAGATACAACATTGGATATATTAGTAATGCTTACGTTCCTATAAAAGCTCAAATATGGGTAAAATTAGTCGATTACAATACCAAATATGCTGCCACTATTGAATTAGATAACGGGGCTACAATAACTGCAAATATAACAACTGCAACTTTAGCTTCTGGAACTGCTGTTAGTACACAAACAATTGCAACAGATTTAAAAAATGCTCTTGATACAGCAGATACGTCTAACCATTTAACATTTACTGTTAATGATTCTCAAATATTAATAGGATTATCAAGTGCCTCTAGATCATTTAAAAGTTTTGTGGTTGCTGACGCTAGAGGTAATACACTTATGTCTGGTTTTTCTAGTCAAATAACAAGTGTTGTTGAACTACCTAATACATCATATGAAGGTTATCAAGTTATAGTAGCCCCAGATGGAGCTGCTGATCAAAGTTCATATTATTTAAAATTTAACGCAGAAAATACAACAGTTAACGGTACATATGGTAGAGGTACATGGGAAGAAGTAGGAGGATGGGGAACTCCTGGAAAATTAGATGATGATACAATGCCTCATTCTTTTGTGTATTACAGAAATGATACAGGTCTTGTAAGATTTACTTTTCAACCTTTTACTGGCAGTAATTATACAGATGGTAGTACAACAATAGCAATACCAGGATGGACGCAAAGATTAGCTGGTGATGCTGATGAATTACCTGGTCCTTCTTTTGTTGGTAACCCAGTTAGTGATATAGTATTTTTTAAAAATCGTTTTGGAATAATAAGTGGTGAAAATATAATACTTAGTGAAGCTGGTGATTATTATAATTTTTGGCAACAATCAGCTTTACAAGTTTTAGATACTGATCCAATAGATTTAACTGCTGTTAGTAATGATGTAACGGTATTAAATTATGCTTTACAGCAACAAGATGAATTAGTCTTATTTTCTAATGAAAATCAATTTAGACTTTATTCAGGTGATAACGTAACCTTTTCTCCTGAAACAGCCTCTGTAGGACGTATAAGTTCTATAAGCATGGAAACACAGGTTAAACCTCAACAGGTAGGTCCACAGGTTATATTCCCTGTTAAAGAAGGTGATTTTACTGGTATTCATACTTTTATAACTACAGATAGAACGGTTGGTATTAACTTAGGTCAAACTGCTGTTATTACAGAAACTATACCTAAATACATTCCTAAAAATGTAGACTCGTTAGCTGTTAGTCGTACTGATCAATATTTAGTAATTCTTAGTAAAGATGATCCAGATGCATTGTATGTGTATCAATTCTTTTGGGAAGCATCAGGAGGTTCTTTAACTAATAGACAAAATGCTTGGTCTAAATGGCAATTTACAAATAAAACTATACATTGGTGTGAATTTGTTGAAGGTACATTATATAAAATTGCTAAGTATACAGAGGATGGAACTGTTAAATATTATTTAGAAGGGGTAAATGCCTCTAGACCACCACAAGAAGAATCAGAATTATTTTTGTTAGATCGTCAATTAGCTAGTTCTATTACTACTGATTTAGGTGCTGTAACATTTAGTTATAGTGGTGCTACTAATAAAACTACAGTTAATTTACCTTATTACACAGTTAATCCATCTCAATTTGTAGTTATTAAAAAAGATAGCTCAGATGCTAATGAAGCTAAGAAAAGATGGATAACAGCAGCTTCAGTACCTGCTGGAGTTAATACTTTTGTGTTAGATAGTTTAGGAGATTTTTCTAGTAGTTCTTGGATATTTGGTGAAAAATTTACTTTTACTTTCCAACCACCACAATTAATGCCTTATAGTAAAACAGCTACTGACAACACGTTTATAGGTAATCGTACTGGAAGATTACAGTTAAGATACTTAGATGTCTATTATAATGATTCTAGGTATTTTACTGTAGAGGTTACTCCTAAATTTAGATCTAAAGTAATTTATGAATTTGATAGAAGAGATCCTCTAAATGCAAACATTGTGTTAAGTCAAGTGTCTGATTTTGAAGAATCAAAATTCCGTTCATACATACAAAGTAAAAATGATCAAGTTGTTGTACAAATTATCAACGACAGCATAGATCAAGCTAAGTTTGTAGCTTTAGAATGGACAGGGTTATACTTTGATAAAGCGAGGAAATATCAGTAATGCAAGCACTTTCTAGTTTATTTACACCTGAAGCTGGAGGTATAATAAACTTTGGTATGAATATTATGGGTGCAGCAGCTCGTAAATCAGCTACTGCTATAGAATCTTGGCGTAAATGGGAAGCTGATTCTATAAGAGCTATTAGACAATCAACTGCTACTAATAAAGCTAATTACAGAGCTTATCAAGTTGATATGACCAATTGGTTATCTAAATCAAAATATACTGCTGAATTAAGACAATATGAAAATCAATTAGCTACTGATCGTGCAAAGTTAAAAACAGAAACTTCTATAAATGCTATGGAAGCTTTAGGTAAAAAATATGCAGATTTAGATGCAAGATATTACGAAGAAGAAGCATCTGACACTATAAAATTAGAATCTTTAAGAACTAAAGCTATAGCAGATGGAGTAAAGGTTATTGCTAGTGGTCAAGCTGGTAGAAGTGTAGAGCGTATATCAAATACATATCATCAACAATGGTTACAAAATGCTAGTAATCGTCAAATAACTAGAAACTTTAGAATAGGAGATAAATTATCAGCAATGCGAGCTGCTAATGCTGATGCTATGAATAAAACTAATTCAGTTACTTTATATAATCCAAGACCTTACAATGATCCTGTTCAACCTTTAGCACCTATGCCAGCAGAAACTTATCTACCTAAACAACCTAAAGTATCAGGTGGTTTAAGCTTAGTAGATGTAGCTGGAGCTGCTGTGGGAGCTTACAATACATATATGGAAATGCGTCCTCCAGATATGGGTGGGGGAGGTGGTAATGAATCCCAAGATGAAAGTGGAGGAGATGAAGGAGGTGGTGAAGAATGACAAATAGTTTTGGTATAACACCACAAAGACAGTTAAGGGATACATTTGTAAAACCTGAACAAAAAGATAGAGC